AGTTGCTGTTCAACCGGTTCTGCCGGTCTATCAGGTCCGTGAACATCCGTGCGCGTCTGACGGTGGCGGACACCTTCTGGACATAGTCCAGGGCGGTCTGGAGCCTGTTCACCTGTTCCACCGTCTGCTTCACCGTACTGGCCGTATTGGCGGCATTGATGATTCCCTGTGCCGTATTGCCGGGGTCGGTGACCACCCACTGGGCTCCCGCCGTCACGCAATGCAGCGACATTCCTGTAAAAAAGAAAAAAATTGAAAGCAATCTCATGATATTCCTCCTTTGTTCTGATTCCTATTTTGTTACAAGTCCCAAATTCCGTCTGATTGTCCGTGTACGGGAGATGGTCTGACGGATGGCGGACAGTCCCGCCTCCTGCTCCCTCAGCTTTTCCAGACACTTCCTCAGATGCTTTATCCGTCCGCTGTCGTTCATTTTCAGGTCACTGCCGAGTATGTCCATGGTCAGGGAGATGATGGCGGCGTTGTTCGCCACCACGTCCTGCACGGCCGAAGTGATGCCCGGCAGCCCCTTCATGTCCATCTTCTCCGCCTCTTCCAGCGTCCTGAGGCAGTTGCTGTTCAACCGGTTCTGCCGGTCTATCAGGTCCGTGAACATCCGTGCGCGTCTGACGGTGGCGGACACCTTCTGGACATAGTCCAGGGCGGTCTGGAGCCTGTTCACCTGTTCCACCGTTGCAGCGGTATTTCCCGCGGTCAGTGTGCTCTGGGCGGTGTTGAGAGGGTCGGTAATCGCCGCCTGTGCGGCAGCCTTCAAGGTCATTCCGCCGCACAGGAGCAGAAGCAGAAGCGGCCTGTATCCCTTTAATCCTTTTTCCATACGGTCTCCTTTCATTTCCTGTCCTTTGACGGGTGTCTCTCCATGTATCTGCCTATCGCTTCCTCCATCGGCATGGTCCTGGAATAGCCGTCAATCTCAGCCCATGTCTCCCCGTCGGTCTGGAAGGCGAGGAACTTCTCCCGGCTCAGTTCGTTGCGCACCACCACCGCATACCTCCCCTGGCCGCCGGTGAAGCGGATGAAGCACTCGGAATGCGGACGCTCCCCGGAAAAGTCGTTGCGGATGGACCGCATCATGTTGCACTGGGCGGGGTCGCCCCCCATCTCGAACCTTTTCTCCACGGCCCTGTATACCACATCCGTTGTGGGAAGGATGTACAGCAGCTGGGTGTTGGTGATCATGCCTTTGGTAAATTCGTCATCGGGAAGCTGGTCGGGACTCTGGACGATGGTCATCACCGCACCGTTCTCCTTGCGTATCTTCTGGTAGCAGAAGGCGACTGCGGAATGTATGCTGATATCCTCGCCTCTGGACTTCATCTGCGCCGTCTCGGCATACTCGTCAAAAATGATCATTCCCCTTCTGGTCCGGTCGGAAAGGATCTTGTCATGAATCACGTCGAAGATCAGGGCCATGACCAGGTCGGAGAGGAACTTGTCCTGTTTGATCTGCGTCAGCTCGAACACGACCAGCCGCCTGTTCCCGAAATCGGGCACTCCGTCGGTCCTGCATACATTGGCATACCGTTCACCGGGAAGGAACTCGCTGCATATGAGACGGAAGGAGGACAGGTCAAAATAATTGGGGTCTACGTCCTTCCGCCGGCAGATATCCTCATAATGCTCCGTCACGTGGCGGTAGAAAGAGGGAAAGGAATGGGGCGGCAGGCAGGTGGTGTAATAATCCTGGATGAATTTTGTGAGGGCTACGGACTGCTCCTCCTCGTCCTTCCCGAACATGCGGCGCCAGAAACGCTGCACGATACCCGATAGCACCTCTATCTTGTTGTTGTCAAGGGAACGGCCCTCCAGATCGAAGGGATTCAGACCCAGCGGTGTCTCCCCGTCATAGTCCACATGCAGCGAGATTCCAGGATAAAGCTTGCAGAGCTGTCCGAAAGAGTACCCGAACTCCACCACCACCACGATATAGCCCTGCTCGATGAGCTGCTGCACGATATTCAGTGTCAGCACGGACTTGCCGCCGCCGGTGGATGCCACCACGATGCCGTTGCGGGCCGGTATGCGTTTTTTCTTCGCGTCCCAGATATCCTTTTTCAAAGGTATCTGATAAATACGGTCATTGAAATACACCCCTTCCTCATCCGGGGTGAATGTCGTGTAGTTGATGAACAGACAGAGCGCGAGGGAAAGCGGGGTCAGGAACAGGAAACCGCTGTCAAGCCCTTTCTCCTGTCCGGGAACCGAAGCCAGGTATATGTTGGCCAGATGCTCGTAGGACGGTATATAGAATTTGAAGTCCGAGACGGTCAGGTATTCCCGCAGCTTCTTCTCGGCCCGGTCCAGCAGTTCCGGGCTGTCATCCCATATCATGACGGAAAAATTGGCACGGCAGAGGAGCTGCCTCTCCTCCATGATCTCCTTCTGCATGTTCTCGAGCTCGTCCGCCTTCGGCTCCAGCATGGCCCTGTCCCATCCCTTGTTGGTGCGGTAGACCGCCACACGGCGGGAGAACTCTTCATAAAGTTTCTCCGAGCCCTCGAAATAGAGGATCTGGTTGACCGCATGGTTGCAGTGCAGGTGCACGCCCAGGCCTTCCAGTTCCGCCATGTACAGGCTGCATCCGGACACGGGCAGTGTGGTGTCCTCCACATCGCTTCTGACGGTGCGGTCAGGCAGATAGTCACCGTCACAGACGGTATAGCAACGCGCTTTCTCCCGGTCGACGGTGATCTCTCCGGAGAAATGGATGTCACGGTCGCAGTCAGCCCGGGGGAAGAAGTTGATGTACCGGATGACATACTCCCTCAGGCTGGCGGCGGCCATCCTTTCCAGACGGGTGTCCCTGATACTGTTTATCACACCAATGGCGGAGTTCACCCCCTCCAGAAATTCGGTGAGTTTCTCCCGGTCGGACACATGCAGCCTCTCCCGGTAGGAGAACGGGTTGGCATTGTACGAGGCTGCCAGGGAGGACAGGCCGGACAGGGTGAATATCAGAAGACAGTCATGTTCCAGATACTCACGGCCGGAGAAATGCCTCTGTTCCGCCTTGTCGATGAAGCTGTCCCCTTCCAGCTCATGAACGTACTCCCTTTTAAGGAACACGTCCTGCTTGTGCACGAAGCTGCCGGAGGGCAGGTGTTTGAACGCCTGGTAGAGACGCGCGTTGCGCTCCTCCAGGTCGGTACGGTGCAGGCTGTAGCATTCCGGATTGTACATGCGGAACGCTACAGACACGCAGCCGTTTCTGGTAAGGATGACACCGTATTCGTCATTGATGACATCCAGTATGGAATATCCTTCGTTTGCCATTTTCTTATTGTTTGTTTATTTTTTATCCATTCGGTTGTTATTTGTATCTTTGCACAGGAATCAAACACTATTATTGTCTAACTTGATCTGTCTTATGATATGTTAAATGAATTGGGAGATATCTACCAAAAAATGGAAAGGGGCATACGGTATACTATTGTTTCCCTTGCCGCCTGCACTATTATTGTGTATCCGTTTTTGTTTATGTATATATCATCTTTCAGTAGCTATACTTTTGTCGTACAACTGATGTTGGCTACGGGAACTGCCGGAGCATATCTCAGTTTAACCACTCTTGTTTCCTGTCCGGTACAACCACCTCCATATGCTGTATTCGTTCCGATTCCTGTTCTCGCTTTTGGGGAGTTGATTTACCTTTATCTGATCGAAAGTAAAGGAATACAGATTTCTTTGGCCTGTTATTGGACAAGGTTTCTTGTGCTATATTCAAGTGTTGCCTACTTTAGTATTCTTCTCCTGTTTGCAAAGATTTGTTTGGGTAAGATTACATTGGGGGGCAAACACTGTTGGCAGCTCCTTAAAAAAAAAGTTGAATCATGCAGACGATGAGTCGTTCCTTTCTTTAGAGGGATCATTGATTTTTTTTTCGGTATCATTGCCACTCTTGCCATACTTTTTTAAGAACTCCATGTTCCCATGTATGGCAATTCTTATCAAAACATGCAGTGTCAGCATCCCCATGATAATGATGCATATATAATCAATTGGCATTCCGATTGTTTGTTCCAGCCAGTTTCTAACACTTTCCATACTGTCAATAGTTTATCTGTCTTTCATTAAAGCATTTCTCACATCACGGTTTGTAACCGTCTTCTCCCAATGCGGCGGCCTGTACTTCTTCCTTGAGGCATTCTTATAGAACTTCCTTGCCAACAACAGGCCACATCCGACAAGCAATACGAATATGAAAAGCATTTCACCGCCTGTCGTACCGTCCTCCAGCCAGCTCTTGACGTTCAGCAGGAGCACGGCCACGGCGAATCCGCCGTAACCGAGCAACAGATAGAAGTCGCGTACCAGCAGCCCGTGTATCTTGCACGGGTTCTCGATCCCTTTGCGCACCTTGTACTCCATGGCGGTCAGATTGAGAAGCTGACACCGGCTATCTTGCCCACGCAGAAGCTGATGACGGTCACCGCGATAAGGACATAGCCGACCATGTAGGCGACGTTCATCCATCCCTGTTTCTTGTTGCCCTCGCTGTTCTCGTCATTGATGAGTCTCCAGTTCTTTCCTATGCCTACGGCAAGCGCCATGACCATCACACCGAGGAAAACCGGCAGTGCGATGTCGTTCAGGACGGTGTTGATGTCACTTTTGATGGATTGTGCCCCTGCCGGAAGAACCGCCGCCAGCAGGACGGATAAAGTATAAATTTTCTTTTTCATTGCCTTTCTTGTTCTTTTTCAGTTATTGTTCCTTCATAATTGCCTCCGGGCTGCCAGCCGGTGATGGTGATGTCCTCTATCTCCACCCCGTTTCCGGCGGTTTTCAAAGTGTAGACATATTCCTTTCCGGATCGGAATGCCGCCGCCGGCATGACGAAGTCGTATGGATGTCCGCCGGCCACCAGCGCCACGTGCATGGCCGGACTGTCACCGGGATAGAGCAGCAGGCTTCCTGTCCCGGAGGATATTGTGCCTTTTTCCGGTTTTATCTCCAGTGAGCCCGTCAGAAGACTGTACGAAGCGGAGTAGCTGTAATCCGCCACTCTGACCGCGGTGACGGCGGCGGGCATTCTGAAAGTCACCTTCGAAAGAAGATGATACAGGGTGATGGAGGCGGAGGGTGCGTTCCCGGACACCATGGTCCTTTCCGAATACAGATAGTCTGTCTGGCTCCTTGCGTCCAGGCCCATCTTTCCGCCGCTGAAGGACGGGTTGTAAGGATAATACGCATATATGCCTTTATCCCCGTCCGACAGGGAAATCTCCGCGAATGTCCATTTCCCGGACCGGTTGAGGACTCGGATGTTGTCCGGATACAGGTTTCCCGCCGTATCCGTTACAAACATGCCGAACTCGCTGACGGACATTTCCTGCCCGTCATCACCACGTGCCGTGCAGGAGCTGATGGACATGACGGCGTCCTGCTCCGGACTGTCGTTAGGGCCGGAGCAGCCGCTGAGGGCTGCAACCGGCATTACAAACGTCAGACAAATAATGAGATGATTGAATGGTTTATCCATATTTATAGTTTTTAGTTTATGTCCACCGATACCTTTCTGTCCTGGTATACAGTGATTGACAGTTTCCTTCCGCTTTCGTTCTGGGTCAGCGTAATCGTGCCGCTACGGTCGGAAGTTGTCGGGTTTTCACTGACGGTTGCCGAGTTTGTGCCGGCACTGATCCAGGACACGTTGGCGGAAGCCGACCAGCCGATATTGCTGCGGGAGGTTTCGCTGCCGTTGGTGTATGTGATCTTCTGTGAGGTGACACTGTAGGTGACGGTTCCCCCGGTGGAGACGACGTCATCACCGCTGACGGCTCCGAGCGTGAATATGTACCCGTAGGTGATTACATCGGCGGGCTTTCCATCCTGATGGATTGTCACATGGCCTGATTTTCCTCCGTAACTTGCCGTATAGGTACAATTGCGGGATGAAGTGCTGCCATTGGCCGCCACTGTGACAGTCGTGCCGCTCCGGCTGAAGCCCGACGCGCTTCCTGACCATGAGGCGGATGAGCTCACATCCACACTCCGGTATTCTGTGGTGGTGCCTGTTGTTATGCCGTTCCACTTCGTGTATTTCGGACGGCTTTGTGATGCTGTCGCACTCAGGCGGCTTGTGCCTCCGGATGAGCCGATACCGGACGGGCTGGCGGACACTGACAATGAGCCCGTGGTCCAGTTGCCGTACTCCGTTGTCTGACTGCCGGCGGACTGTCTGACCGTACAGGCGGCCGACCTGCCGTTTGAAGTGGCCGTGACTGTGCAGGACCTTTCAGACGCTGTTGTGTTGTTGCCTGCTGTCAGTGTTGTTCCGGACAGGCTGAATCCGCTGCCGGCTGCCGACAATGACGGTGTGGCCCTGTCTGTTTCCGTACCGCCGGAACCGCTGACACCGTTCCACGTCCATGTGCGGGTACGGGTTGCCGCCGCGCTGATGGAGGATGTGCCTCCGCTTGCGGCTATCGTGGCCGGATTGGCTGACACTGTCACGTTCCAGGCACTCCATGACGCATATTGCCTGTTTCCTGCAGACTGGGTGATCGTACAGCTGGCTGATTTACCGGCATGGGTTGCCGTATATGTTATACTTCGCGTGCTTGTTGAGGTGTTGTTGCCGGCGCTGACTGTTTTTCCGGACAGGCTGAATCCGGCTGCACTGCCCGAGATGACAGGTGTGGCGGTTTCCGTACCGGTCTTTACCCCATTGGTATATACGTCACGCGCAGCCGAGCAGGTCAGCGTTGACGTTCCTCCGGCGGCCGCGATAGTGGTCGGACTGGCGGATATGTTTACTTTCCAATCTCCGTAACCGGTTGTTCCGGCCGGCTGCTTGACTGTACAGGTCGCTGATTTACCGGCATGGGTTGCCGTGACTGTACAGGATCTTTCAGATGTTGTTGTGTTGTTGCCTGCTGTCAGTGTTGTTCCGGACAGGCTGAATCCGCTGCCGGCTGCCGACAATGACGGTGTGGCCCTGTCTGTTTCCGTACCTCCTGAACCGCCGACACCGTTCCACGTCCACGCACGGGTACGGGCTGCATCGGCCGTGATGACGGATGTACCTCCCGTGTTTGCAACCGTTTCCGGATTGGCCGATACGGTTACACTCCAGTCGCTCCAGGATGCGTATTGTTTTGCACCGGCATCCTGTGTTATGGTCAGGCTGTTATCCGATGTTATGCCGTTGTAACTGCCTTTTACGGTAATACTTCTGGCATTTGTCGTAGTATTGTTGACAGCCAGGACCTGATTCCCGGACAGGCTGAATCCCGTCCCGGTTCCACTGAGGGAAACCGTTACATTTTCTTTTTTATCAGGATCCCGGTGGTCGTTATAATAAGTGCTGAGAACGGCTGTGACAGCCTTGTTTCCTCCGGCAGCGGGTATGTTTCCCGCAGTTGTGCTGATTTGCAAGGTCTGCCGCGTGGTAGCGGAGGACTGTTGTACCGGCAGGATGTAAGTCCTTCCGGATTCTGCCTGGGTAAACAGGACCTTGCCGTTTCGGGGAGCGGTATTCAGGTTTTCCGCCACCTTTATTGTTTTGCCCGCCTTGTCCGGGGTTATCCAGACGTCTGTCGTTGAAACCGTGTAATCCAATGGACTCTCAGTGCCGGGCAATGGCTTCCCGTTTATTGAATAATATTTGTTTGAAACCGTTTCGTAGTTATAGATGCCGCCGGAATAGCCGCTGCCGATGGTTTCCGGACTGACGGTAAAGGTATACTGCAGCTCTTTGCCCATGAACGGAATTACGGTAGTATGCCCCGCAAGGAATTCTTTCTTTGCCGTAAGGGTGTAGTCCTTTTTTGTGCCGTCGGCAAATAAAAGGGTAAGGAATGTACCGTCGGCATCCCGGTCCTGCGCCGGAATGACCGCAGTGAATGTGCCGCCGTCATTATACATCCGTATATCCGAGGTGGCTCCAAGGGTATTGGCGGTGCCGGTTCCCAGGTTGATATTGGCTGTAGCCTTGGCCCTTTGGATGGTCACGCCGGAAAGTGCCTCTCCCGCTTCCGGCGTATAAGTGACCTGCAGCCGGGACAGCCGGTGGGAGAAGGCGAGCGTTATGACCTTATCGGTTGTTCCGCTCCTGTTGGCCGCATACATGAAGTCGGAAAGCGTGATGCCTTCCCGCTGGTCCCCCTGTATGCTGAAATCATAATCCAACGGATTGCCCATGTCTTCCCTGTAGGGGTAATAGGCATAATAATCCGTTTCATAGCCGGCGGCTATTTCGTTGGCGTCCCCGTCCGCCACGAACTGCGAGCCGTTCCAGACGAACCGCTTGTTGTCCGCATAGTTTCCGGACGTTTTCAAGGTTGCAGGCGCTGATGACATGCGTACTGCCGCATAGACGCCGATGGCATCCCCGGTCTCAAACGTTGTCTCGGTTGCCCGTGCTCCCCCTGCGTCAATTTCAAAGGACACGGTATCACGGCTGTGGATTGCGGTGCCTTCCTCATTCTCACAGCCCTGCAGGGACAGGAGGGTTGTCACGGCCAGCCAGGGGAAAAGGCTGTTTAAAATATTCTTCATTTTCATCGTTTTGTCTGATTATGGGGGATTGGCAGCCCCGATATGGTTTGTAACAGGGCGGGAAGAAAGGCTTCCCGCCCCTTAAAGTCAGATTACAGGTACAAGCTGGATTTCACCTTTCACATCGTCTGTCCAGGGTTCGATGGTCACACCGCTGCCATCGGCACCGCCGATGACCAGACCGTTATTCCCCAGTACGATGTCGTAGATATTACGGTAAGAGCGTTCCCATTTCGTTCCGGCCGGGAAGGTGAATTGCAGCTGCTTTCCGTCAATGGTGAACACGGCCTGCATATCCTTGCCCGCTGTCGCATCAACCGGAACGACAATGGATGAAAAGGATACGGCCTTGTCTGTCAGAGTGGCGCCGGCGCTGAATTCCACATTGCCTGCCGTCGTTTTTGTCAGGGAACCTGTTGAAATATCCATAGTGGCACGGGTATACAACGGAGTGGCGGAACCGACATTCTTCAGTGTGATTCCGGTAAGGACGCCTTCCTGTCTGTATCCTTCCGTTTTCTTCATGCGGAATACGACCTGTGAAAGGGCATGTTTCATCGTGATGTTCACATTACGGTTCAGGATGCTCGCCTTGGTGTCGCCCTGTCCGTACAGATGGTCCGTCTGGGTGGTGATGTCCACCGGAAGGGCGGAGGGGGTGGTCAGCGTGGCATCATACGGATAATAAGCGAACACCGTCGCCTCGTTCTCATCCAGCAGGATCTCTTCCGAAGTCCATCCGGCAGCTGAATAGGTGAAAGGGGTGTTGGTATAGACGGCATTCTGGTTGTACGGAGTGCCCAGAGTACCGTTGCAGACATAAAGACCCAGCTTGTCACCGGCTTCCCAGGCGGTCTTTTCCGCGCGGGAAACAGCGGGAGCACCGATGTTGGCGTTGATTTTCAAGGAGGCACGGACATCCTTGACGGTTCCTTCTTCATTCTCGGAACAGCTGCATGCCAATACGGCAAGACACGCTGCGAACAAAAACATTTTCTTCATTTTGTAAAATTTTAAATTGATGATAAAAAAACAGTATTAATAAGTAATTATTCCCTGGCCCCATTCCACATTCTGCCAGTCCTCGATGGAAGCGGATGCGGTATGTAGGGACGGGGATACGCGGACGGTGATGTCCACACTGATACCGTCAGCGGTGAAGTCCTTGAACACATCACTCAGGTCAAGATCCGCATCCACGGGCATGTCCCCGTCCAGATGAAGACGGATGACATTGCTCACCCCGGTATTGATGCCGAACACCAGCACTTCCTTCCGGAAGAAATTCTCCTTTTCAGGGGAGACGGTGAAAGGCAGGGTGGCGAAACCGCTTCCCTTTTCCCTTGTACGTACATACCGGCTTGTGGTCACGCCGTCAAGTTCGGCGGTGATTCCGGTATATTCCAGGATTCCCGTATTCGTCACCGTGATGTTGAAGACAATCCGCTGCACCATCAGTTTGCTCTCGCAGGTGACGTGCAGGGTGTCGTCAGTCATGACCGTACCGGTCACGGAAGAGGAATACGCGTATCCCTGCTCCGCCGTGATCTTTCCCTGTTCCGTCGGAACACGCAAGCGGACGGTGGCGGCGGAGCCCGCATCCTCCAGGATGTTGACATCCTTGTTGCAGGCGAGAAACTCGTAACTCCCGATATGCAAGGTCCCATACGCATCACCGCTTCCATTAAAAGGAATGGAAAGATTGTCATATTCCGCCACGCCGTTACCGGTCAGCGGAAAAACCATCAGGTTCATCTCCGCCTGTTCCGGTGTGCCCATATCGGAAGGGTGATGGAACCCGTTACGGGCGTGCAGGTATCCTTTGTAGATACAATCCTCGGTGAACAGGCCGTCACAAGAGGAAAGTGACAGCAGGGACAGGAATATGCCGGGCAGAATTCTTACTATTTTATTCATATTGCGACAGGTTTAAATTATACGTTGTTATCAGCCGGTTGATTTCCGGATCAAGACGACCGCGATAGGCTTTGGAACCGTCCAGTTCCAGTGAGCGCATGAAGGAGGACACGGCTTTGCCGTCGTCTTTCAGACGGCTGTACAGGATGGACAGCAGGTAGCACACATTGGAACTTTCCGGCAGGGATTCCAATATTCCGGCAGCCCGTGCATCATAGCCCAGTGACATCAGGCAGATGGCCGTGTTGTAGTCGTTATAGTCCGACAGTATCACCAGCGCGTCCTTGTACTGCCTGTCCTCCATCAGGTCAAGACCGTGCATGTAGGCCGAGTCAAGGACGGTGGTGTATTTGAATTCCTCTATCATATCCCGGCGGTGCAGGTAGAATGCGAAGTTCACCGCACGTGCCAGAGGATAATAGTTCTCCCTGATATGCTTGTAGGCATCCGGAAAACGTTTCCGGATCCCGGCCTCCCTTGCGTCCGGATCCTTTACGGAGGACATGATATCCAGAACGGCTGACCTGTCATCCATTTCCGTATCCTGTTGTACCTTGCGGACAAGAAGCTGCCAGTCCTCGCCAATCCACCGGGGACGGATCAGGGTGTCGATGCCGGTCCTGTCATCCGTCCTTCCGGACAGGTACTCCTTCAAGGCAACGGCACGCTGCCTGGACAGGATACGGTTCGCGGCCGCGCTGCCTTCCGGGGATGCGGTGGCGGTCATGTCAATACTGTCCATCACCAACTCACCGGTATAGGTCAGCTTGTTGATCGCTTCCAGGACTTTGTCTATTTCGGAACGGTTGTTCCCGTATTCCTCGTCAAACAGGTATCTGCCTGCCGGATAATTGATATAGGCGGTCGTATTGGCCGTGGCCTTGCGGTATATCTTCTCCTTCCTGTACCGGGGCGCATGGTCCAGGAACTGCACCATACTGCTTATATAATAGGTAATGGTATCCGAGGACGGTAAATTGGCGGAACTGCCATTGACGGCAAGTATCCTTCCGTCTACTGTCAGGTCAATACGTTTCGTGTTATCGGTAACATCCATCTCCTGCCGGTAATAATAGCTGAAGGTATTGTTCCTGTTCCTGATGACCGTATCCAGACGGGCGGCCTGGTAAGGGAAACGAACCAGCTCCTCATATTTGCGTGACACCGCGTCACGTTTGCGTTCGTTCTCCGCAATGCGCTTGTAATCGAAGTATCTCTCCGCTATACGCGCCGAATCTTCCGGCGTCACCCTGCGTACCTTCAGAGGGGTGCCTTCCGAGAACATGCGGTAGCGGGACGGAATCAGCGTGGTGTCCAGGTCACGGCGGAGCCAGTAGGCGGGAAGTACGGACAGGATGGTGTTGTGGCCGGCGATGGCCATGCGGTTCCGTTCCATCTTCGCGTTGAAGTGCTGGTAACGGCGGTTCCATCTCTCAGTCCAGTCAATCCATTCCTCGCGGGCGATATAGTCATGCTTCCATGCCTGGTAGAACTCCTCCTCCAGCTCGGCCATGGCACGGCGGTAGCCTTTCATGTCGAACATCTCTTTCAGATAGGCGGAATCCGGGATGATGCTGTTTATGAAGGCCTGGTACTGCGCGTATCCTTTTTTCTGCCGCTTGACGAAGTCGGCGCCGGACAGGAAGATCCTCTCCAGTTCTATGCGTCTGCCACGCTTGTAGGCCACAGGGGTCAGCTGTACCTGCCATTTGTCATCTATCAGCCTGCCCGGAACGGTCACGACAAAATCCAGATTCACTTTCCCGGCACGCTCGGGGATGTTCCTGTTACGCGCGACAATGGTCACCTCGTCCAGCTGCAACACGGTCATCTCTTCACCCGTAACGCTGTCACGTTCGGCCATGGTGACAATATGTTCCACTCCCGAACTGTCCTTCCAGGTGATTTTTTCGGGAACGGAATAGCATGTCGTGTCCGGTGCAGGCCGCTTGCCGGCCTGTGAGAGACCGACCTTGCTGATGCTCCTTTCCATCTTGTGGGACAGGGAACAGGATAAGGACAGCAGTGGAAGTAAAAGGATTACAGGTATGTTTCTTTTTTTCATAGGACCGTACATTTAGAAAAGATATATCATGTTCAACGCCACACGTGAAGGTATCAGATACCATCCGTGTTTTCTGCCCAGGAAGGCGCCGCATTCCCGGCAACGGTATTCGTTGTACCTCGCCCAGACCGCGGCGCCGCCGAGTTCCCATTCTATGTTCCATGTTTTTGACAGGGGGTAGGCCTTGCCGATGGAGAGGCCGATGCCGTAGCCTTCCCCCTCATAGCGTTTCTTGTTCCATATCCTGCCGATCGAATAGCCGCTTGCCAGGGTGTTCATCCCGACAAAAAAATTGGAGTAGGACTCCACGAACCAGTAGCGCACGCCCGGCATGACAGTCAGGTTGCGGAACTGGCGGTTGTCCTTAAAGACGAAGGGATTGTACTGGACCGGTAGATGAAGCGACCATCGGCGGTTCAGCGTCATGGACCCCTCCAGGTTGATGTTGCCCGTTGCCAGCCCTATCAGGTTGGTACGCGCGGAATAGAACTGGGCCGGGGATGCCAGGCAGACGCCCAACAATATCCCCAGAAAAAAGAATTTCTTTCTCATCTGTTTTCTCCTTCCTGATTGGACGGCCGGGAATTCAGCACGGTGATGTCCCATGCCGTCAGCGTGTTGAAGTAACGGCCGTCCCGTTCACGGGCGGAAATGTCAAATTTGACACTGACCTCCATACCCTCCTCCATGGGAAAACGGTCCATGTTGGCATTCATCACTTGCAGGCAGATCCTCTTCGGATACTGGTCTTGCGTTTCTATCACAAACTCACGGGACTTCCACGGAGTGCCCGATGTCTTTCCGACTCCTTCCTTGACCGGAAAGAGGGTAAGTACTTTTCCTTTTATCTCCATATTTTTTTCGTTTATGTGTTTTTAATCAAGTGAACGGGGATGAACCGCAACCATCCTTTTCACGATCTGCTAAAACCATTCGGCATCCGGATCGACCTCCACGGAAAGCCGGTCCATGATCCATGTGATCAGTCTGTTGACAAAGCCCATGTTCTTATCCTTTTAAAAGTATTATCCTTCAATTGCCTGCTCAGACTTATATGGCGGCCGTCATCAACTCCGGTCATATAAGCCTTGTGGTTCGTCTTATGCCTGTTCGCCACAGGCTTTCTTCTGACAAGCCTGAACCTGCCCATATAGTCGTCTATCAGTTTTTGGTGACAGATCATGAGGCCGGTTTCCTGCGGCGTCTGCCCGGAATTCTCCAGCTGCATGCGTAAACCGGGTATGCAGCCTTCCAGATAAGACCGGATATAGTCCTTCTTACCTTTGGCGGTTCTCCAGTAACCGCGTCTGCCTTGCGCATACCCGGAATACTTCTCTTCGGACAGACGTCTGAAGGTTTTACGCAGGTAGTCAAAGAGCGCAATGACAGTTGCCGCATTTTCCTCTGTCCCGATTACCACCATATGGGTTGTGCCCGCGTAGAGCAGCATCTTGCAGTAATTGTATTCACATAAGACCCTCATCAGGTCCCGTTTCCAGATATTGCCGGCCGCATCCTTGTAGCTGATTCTGTCAGATTCGCAGGCTGTCAGCCGGTTTTGTGGATTCTCACCGGCAAGATCAAGCAGGGAGAGGTTGTATTCCATAAGCAGGCGGTGTACCGCCGCTGCCGCCGCATGGGCTTCACCTTCAGATCCGATCTGTGTGGCGGATTCTTTGAGCCGGATAAGCTTGCGGATTCTTTCCGTTATCTTTTCTGATACTTCTTTCATATTGTTTGCTGTATTACATCTCATTTCCTGCAGTCATTGCTTTTTTTTTACAGGCTTGCAGGAACTCGTTGAAATCGTTATGCCGGGGATACAGCCGGACGGACTCATTGACCAGTACCGTATCCTTCCCAAGATTCCCCTCCAGTTTCTCCAGGGCGTCCATGCCTGCCTTGTCGTTGTCCAGAAAGGCATGTACCAGCCGGTGCCGGGAAAGGAACTCTCCGGACCTGCCGGCCATGGCCGTGGAGTTCAGGATGCAGAAATTCATTGGCGGCAGTCCGGGATGTTCCCTGGCATACTGGAGATAGCTGAGAAAATCCATGAATCCCTCGAAAACGGCACAACGGTCGCCTCCATTGTCAAGACAGGTGACGGCTTTTACTCCGGCACATCCCTTGAATATCGGATTCCTGAGCTCCATGCCTCCCTTGTCATTGGGGAAAGCTACGGCGAAACAGCGCCTGTCCTTCCTTCCGCTGAAATGGTAGTATGCTTCCTTGCAATATGCCTTTGCAATGTCCGCATCAATTCCACGCCGGCCCATGTATTCCAGAAGCATCCTGTTGGTCAGGGGATTGATATTGTCGACAGTCAGTCTGGGGCTGGTGCCGGCATCCCCGGCGGAAGTCGGAACAGGGAGGGGGTCGGACGGGGCGGACAGGTCGCTTTTTTCAATCCGCCGCATGGCGGAGTGAAAATCGCACCGTTCCAGACGCATGACCAGGTCAGCCACACCTCCCGAGCTGTCCTCACCGAAATCCTTCCATTTGTTCGTGTGCAGGTTCACCATGAAGCTGGGGGTCTCCTCATTTCTGAAAGGGGAGCTGTACATGAGATAGCCGTGGTAGGACCTGACCGGTTCATGACCGTATTTTTCCAGTATCTCCCGCAAGGGGATCGCATTGGCTTCCTGTGATTTCATAATCTTTCGTTTTTTTTAAGTTCCTGCCGCACCGGCTTCACAGCGGGACGGCAGGATGGAATGTTCTTTCACATACTAACTAATGTCAAAATATCATGCGGTCCGGACGGACGTCAGCCTGCTCCTGAGAAAACATAGCGGGCTCCTGATGCGCCCGTTGCTGCGCTCGATTTCCTTCAAGGCGGCTTCCAGCACACGGGGGGAGTCCGCGGACAGATGCAGGATCTCATGCTGCTGTGCCGGAGAAATGCCTAGACGCTCAAGGGCGGCACGGAAACCGTCCTGCCTCTTTTCTCCTGAACATTCAGCGTTGTACTTGCGGATATAGTTCTCTATCAGCGGAGTGAGGCAGCCGCCCACACTGTAACGGTAGTCACCGTTACGGATGCTGTCCTTGACGGCGGCTATGGCGTACTCCAGGGGCATGGCCGGATAACGGGCTTTCAGAATGCACGCCCAGCGGATCTGGTCATCCTTCAGGTTCAGGTATTCCAGATCGGATTTTAAAGTCCGGATGGAATTGTCCTCCTCATCCGTCTTTTCCTGAACGGATGTAAAGGAGCTTGAGGATGATATGTTTTCTTTTCTTTCCTTTATATTGTAAGCTTCCGGAATATTCACGGATTCTTCCGGAATAAATCCGGTTTTTTCCGGAAGAATCCCCTCTTTCAAAGGAACGGGCGCTTCTGAAGGTTCCGTGAAGGGAACAGAGGTGACTGCCACAGATCCACAGATCGGAACGGACGCCGCTTCCACAGGAAGCTGTGCCCGGGAAACCGGGAAGGAGGATTTTTCTTCGGAAAGAAGATTTATTTCTTCCGGAATGACTGTCTTGCGCTTGGCCGCTTGACACATGGACACATATCGGATCTGGATGGAGTGCCCTGTCAGAATGCCGTACTGTTTCCAGATTCCGGCATTGAACAGCCCCGTTTCCGTACAATAGTTGATGATCCGGAGAACCTCCTCTTCCCTCATGTTCCAGTATTCCGCACAATCGAACAGCTCGTCCTGTGTGAAACGGATATAACAGCCTTCCACACGGTAGATCTCATTCAGGACATACTGGTATATCGCATAACCGGCACAGCTGTGTTCCTTTCTCAGCTTGCGGATCTTGATGTCACGGAACCGGTCCGTTTCGGCCCTGTAGTACTCAAAGCCTTTTCTGGCAATTCTTCCCATAATTATACGTTTTAAGAATTTTTTTTCAGTGTGAAACAAACAGGATTCGAACCTGTATCACCAGCCTGCATACAATGCGGTGACTTGCCTGTTAGTCCATTGTTCCGTTACGATTCTGATAAATATCTCATTAAACTATCCTTATCTCTAAAAAGTCTTTTTCCCCATTGTGGATAATTGTTTCTGGGCACACTTAGCCCATCTGACAGCTTATAAACCATAAGAAAACTATCATCAGTATAGGATATTTCGATAATTATTTTGCTTATACTTGTATGGATAATGTTATCCCCGCTCAGATAGCATACGCTATCTCCTACGTTAAATTCAGTATCTATATTCATACCTATATCGTTATTAGTCAATTACCAATCTCCACCATCATTTAATATGCCATCAATAGTAGTTACACTATTTTCAATATTGCTACCTCCATATTGCGTAAATTCCGGTGTAGGATTATTGTCTGTATCTCCATGCATCATTACATGAAGCGAACCACTGGCTGAATACAGCCAAAGACGCTTACCATCCTTTTCCCACTTTTTTGCAAGTCGTTTCAGAGAGTCAATCAACTTACATTCTTCGGGAGTACATTCTATCCCAGCTTCTGTTTGATATTTGCTCATATCGAATTAATTTTAAATATTAATCTTTTTCTAAAAAAGTGTTAGTAGTATTCAACACTCCGGCTGAATCCCGATTTTTACCATCACGCACAAAAAAACTATCGCTTAACAGCCTTTCATAATCGATTTTATTCATAAGAATAACACTCGCATTGCCATCTATATACAGTTTGCATTGCATGAATTGAGTTCCTTTTACTTCCTCAATTACATCTATTTGCATTGTTCTTTTTTTACTCATATCTGTCCAATTTTAAAATTTCATCAATAGATGATAAAACACTCTCCAGTCTTTCCAACTGCTCAGAGTATTTCATAAGAAGATTTTCTTCTCTTTCCGTAGCCTCCCCTCCATTGTGAATATCATTATACTTTTCGTATTTTGATTTTACACTCTTATATGCTTTCTGAAAGAACGGAAGCAATATCTTACATTCCTCTTTGGTCATACAGACCGTTATCTCGTATGGAGATGAATACGATTTTCTTGTGCTATCTATGTGACTCATTTCTTTCCTGTTTTGAATTTCTTGTTTATTTCTTTTTCAGCAGCTCTGGCCCCTTTCTTGAAACCCTCCACAAAGCTGTCAAAACAAGCTCTATGGATTTCTAAAGTACATCTTCGCATAAGTGGACAAATCGAACATTTTTGGCTAAGTCCGGCTGACTTCTTGGCTATTTTCGTTACATTTTTCATTGGATTTTTAAATTAATTATTACGATTTCTTTCCGCTGCGACTTCACTCATACACATCTTGCACCAGGAGGTGAGACATCGGTATTCCTTATCCCCACATTTGACAGTCCTGTTATAAAACCGGTGGAGCGGAAGGGAACGTCCGCAATGCGGACAAACCTTTCTTCCGGCTTCCGTACCGGCAACCGTCTTGGCTTTACGGTGTACAAGCGTACATCCCCTGCATTCATCCAGTCTGCCTTTGTACTTCCGGCATTTGTGCAGGGAGATGCGCCCGCATGGAGCGAATTTCTCGCAGTCGAATCTGGGTTCTGTGTGATAGATGTTCATGCAGTAAGTTTTTTGATCAGACTCATGTTCTTCTCCACCAGCCGGATAATGCAGTCATGATACTCCGATGTTCCGTTGCATACGGCTCTTGACTGTACTATCTGAAAAGATTTAAGATTCACTTCGATGGTTTCCACATGTTTTTCTCCGACTATGGCTGTCATGATCAGGCATTCACTGCGTCTGTAATACCTGTTGGCGTATACACAATGGTGCATGGCTTTGCCCTCCTTGTAGAACTGGGTTACGCTTTCAAGCGGACGGATGACTATGCCGTCGCCTTTGATTTCCATGCCGAAGAATCTTTCCATCCGGTTGTAGAATGATGCTATATCCTCCTTGAGCTGCTTTTCTTTTTGGATAGCCTTTATTCTGTCCCTTTCCCTTCTTTGCCTTGCCTCAATTTCATTTTTCTTTCTTAGTAATCTGTCGTGCTCGGCTTTTAAATTTTTGGGACATACGTATTTGGCGTTATGCAGATCCTTGTGGAAATAGGACAGCAGGCTTATATAGTCATTCCACATGCTTGCATCTCTGATTATATAACGGTTGCGGTTGCAGATGTTGAAGGACGGTTTATATCGGAGTTGGTAATAGCCCGTTTTGTACATGTGCTTTAACATATCCGTCTGTCCGGTCTTGATACATAATTCCGCATCATTGCCACCTTTCAGAAGGTCTCGTACAAGTTTTGAGGGGGGTACATCGGGGAACCGTTTCCCGATTCCCCGCTTTCTCAATTCCGGGATCAGTTTCTTTCTTGGATATATCCATCCCCATATCGCATATAGGTCTCCACGATAATTCCAGCTGTAACTGCCGTATTCACCCTTTATGCTCAGTGGTTCCGAATATATCCATCCGCTGCTTCCCATATTCATCGGTTTTGCCATGATGGTGCGTTTCCCCTCGACGGTGATCCATTCCTGAACCACTTCAAAGAAAGCATAGTGAATATAATCCTGTCTGCTGTTCAAATCAAAATTCCTTTTTCTGGCGTACTTGCAGCATAGTATATGTCTTATGATCTGGAACTCTCCGGCGGTCTGTAAGATGGACATGTACTTTTCTTCCTCGACTTTTCGTTTCCGGCTGACCTTTACGTCCAGTTTGTGGTGGCAGTACGGGCATTCGGTCGTATCACCGAGCAGGGTGGTTCCCAGCTCGCTATTGCTTGTGTCTATCCATGTTCCGCCGCACTCGGAACACCATAGCTCATCCTTGCACCTATATGCTTCGTGGGTGAATATATGTTCTTTCGCCCATTCTTTTTGTACTTCGGTAACGGCGGACAGTTTGCCGCTTAGTCCGGTTACACGTTTCTCAAGTTTCGTTCTCGGTTTCATGATTAGAACAGGCTCATTTGTTGGACATTATCATCCGCTTTCTTTCGGACGTTTTTCTTCCTGAGTGTCTGGTATTGTTCTTCCGCTAGCCGTGCGATTGCTTTGTCACGTGCCGCTTTCTTATCTTCTTCGGTGAGTTCCACAGGTTTGGCGGAGGATGATACGGACGTTTTCTCTCCGGCAGGCAGCCGGTTTATTTTGATATCGTCCTCATCATAGTAGTGCACTGCCATCCCGTAGACCTCCTCGTCTGAAATCGCTATGGCGTTACCACGCTTCCTGGCTTCACCCATGATATAACTACAGCATTCATCAATGCTTTTCTTCTCATTCGCATATTTGGGGGCGAACAGTGAATCTTCTTCCGCCCGTTTGTCCAGATAGGCTTTGATTGCCTGTTTGAAACTTTCATTACTTGCCATGGTCGTTAGTTGTTTGTCAAAAATGGAATCATGCTTTTCATCTTATAAGCATCGTTAATGTTGATAACATCGCCGCTTTTCTCATCCGGACAGGCGGCTCCATCAAAGCTCTTTCTCGGATTTATCGGAGAAGGACTGATTTTGTCAATCAGAATGTTTTTAATATCCATAGTTTTAATGTATTGGTTTGACTTTTAGTTTGTTATATCAATAAAGATAAACGTTGAGAACAAGTTTTACAAACAGAAACTTCGCCATTTTTACGCCTTTTTACCAGAGGGTAAAACGGTCAGAAAACCACGCCGTACAGTCTCGTTAAAGACAGGCAGGTCCTCAGCTCTGACATACACCTCAGATTCATGATTCAGGGTAAGATATGAGCTGAAACCGAAACGTTCACATATCTCTTTACGTCTTTTCATGCCTTTGGAGCTCCACTTTATTCTGATTTTTTCCATAAATCTATTATTTGCTTGGATTCTGCATCACCGGATTCCGCACGGCGTTTTAGTTCGTTGTACCAGCTCAAAGAAGAATATCCTTCGGGTGGAGTGAATCTTCTGTTCTCTATCTCATTCTGGATTCTCTTTCGGTTTATAGCGTCCAGCTCATAATTCCTTTCTGACCTGAACTCCTTGAAAAAGGCATTGCCAATTCTTCTGGCATCGAAAGAGGCGAATGAATTATCATACTTTCCAGCTTTGTAGCGTGCGAAAAACAACATCAACTCAGAAAGTTTGTAAGCCTTAACCTGTGAGGCAAAGGACTGGCAGAAGATTCTTATTCCATCAGCAACTCCCTTTTCCTTGCTGTTGGAAGCCCCGAATATGCCAGACACCTGTATGTCAATCCAATATTCGGAGGAACCATGGCCGTAAAGCGCATCATACTGCATCAGCGAGGGACAGTCTGCCATATAAGCCTTTTCCGGATTCTGAAGGGCATATCCCCACTGAGTTGGTGAAAATACTCTTTCAACCTCAGAACGGTCTTTCCATTTGGTCAGCCAAGCCTTCTTCGAGGTCTCGCTTATGTTGTTGTAGCAAGCTAAGAGCGTAGGCGTTAGCTTCCTGCTTGCTTGTATAACAGCTCCTATTGTTCCCATTGTTTCGTTGTTTTTCAAGCTCAATTTTCAGCCATCTAGCAAAGTGTGATTTCGCATCCTTTGGTGATTTAACCTTTTCCCCCTCATTCTGGAGCTTCTCGAAAAAACGTTTTAAATACGTTTTGAACATATCCATCGTAAAATCCTTGTAACCGGAATTACGTGTATTCATCGTTACGATTTCACTCCAGCTCATGTCCCTTGACAATTCCTCATAGCATTCGTCTAATCCTTTGCCTAAAATTTCGGGAGGGGGAAGATTTTCTTTATCTCTCGATAGAGAGATTTCTTTATTATTTCCTTTCCTTTTCTTTGTGGTGTTTTTGCATACATTAATGTCGGCAGTAAAAGGGTTATTGCATACATTAACCCCGCCATTGCAAACATTAACTGTATCGCTCGATACATCTCCATCGTCGGAAGAAAAAACTTCCTTGTTTTCGCAACCGCTAACTTTGATTAATAAGTATCTAAAATCATCCACAGATTTACGCCTTTTAGATATTTTGAAATATCGCTTCTGGATGCCCGCACTGGTAAGAACTCCCATCGAATCAAACAGGTCTTTGTCAAAGAAGCCCCATAAGACTAAACGGTTCATTATGCTGTCGAGCAATTCAGAAGACACTCCGGGCAGGTCTCTAAGGAGTTTGAATTTCAGCAGATCATTCCACAATATGAAATATCCATTTCGGTATATCGCACAAAGCAGCTTGATTACAACAATGTCTCCTTTAATCCCGAATTCCCCGGATATGGCTACAATCTTCTCATCATTAAAGAAATCAACGTCAAAAGGGAAATAATCCAATCCCATTTTATTAGGTCTTGCCATAGGCGTTTCCTTTACCCGAATTCAACCGGGGTTATTTCATACTCGACACGCGGTTCTTTCCGGTCAACGAATTTTTCAATCTCTATGTACACGCACTGACGGTCGTTTTTGATTGTTCCCGTCATTTGCAGACAGTCAAGCAGTATCTTCAGTGAGTTGTCCAAATCCGGCCGTTTGCTGTTATAATAGACTTTTGCCCTCAGTCTGAAATATCCCTCAATCATCCGTCCCCGTTCGGGGCATTGGATATAAAAGTTCTTTTCGTATTCCTTGAGCACTTCCTGTTTTGCAAGCGAGGAATGTGTCTTTCGGGTCTTGGGGTCAAAATGAGAAACAATCTTGTAACAATTGCTCTTTGATGGTATTTGTCCTCTTATGATATACATGATTATAATATTACGTTAGTTAATTGTTTGCCATTGCTCTTGATGCACCACTTGTCCTTTTCCGGTTGTTCTACCCTTAAATCCTCGACTTTCCCGAATGTCCTGATATTGCCACATAAGTCTATGACCCAGCCGTTCTTGCCGGGGCACGGACGAATGACACGTCCGACCATCTGATAATACAGTGAGAGTGACATGGTAGGTCTGCAAAGCACGACGGTGTCAAGTTCTGGATAGTCAAACCCTGTGGTAAGCACGCCGACATTGGCTACAACTTTTATTTTCCCGGCTTTGAATTCGGCAAGTATTCTCTCACGGTCAGATTTGGTGGTATCCGCGCTTACAACGGCGCTGTCAGGAATCTCCCGTGCAAGCATTTCAGCCTCGGCGGTGAACCGGGTGAAAACAAGCATGCCTTTACGTGCTCCCCCGACTTTGGGATGAAGCAATCGTTTCACTATGGAGATGAGATAGCCGTACAGATCCACACGCCGGAATTCATCAGACAGGCTTGCGTCGTCAAAATCAGCTCCGGAAGAGTTTCTCCTCACTTTGGTCAGGTCAATTCTCGTGACATCGTAATACTTCAACCGGGAAAGAAACCCTTTGGCAAGCAATTCGCTTACCTGGCAATAATACAGGACCTGGGAGAAGACACGCGGACGGGTACGGGTGAGAAACTTAAGCATACTTCCGTTCATGCAGGAATATAACCGGTATGGGGTGGCGGTAAGCCCTACAATCCTTCTTTCAGCCTGTTCGAAGAATCTCTTGTACATTCCATCGCTTGGCTTGACAAGATGGCATTCATCAATCAGAATGTTCTTGAAATGCTGGAAGTCCTTCATATGCCGGATGACACTGCCGATAGTGGCGAATGTGATGCGGCTGATCTCTTTCCGGCCCACTGACGCGGAATATATGCTGCAATCCCAAATTCCGTATGTTTGCAGCTTCGCAAAGTTCTGTTCCAATATTTCTTTATTAGGCTGGAATACAATCAGAGGCTCCTCAAGCCTCGCTGCTATATCCGCTATGATGAGTGATTTGCCCGCACCTGTCGGAAGTACCAAAAGACCGTTCCTGCCTGACTTCATCTTAAAACACATTACAGCGGCATCACTGGCTTTTTTTTGATAATCTCGTAATTGATATTTCATAGTCTGATAACTCCTTTATGAACTTTTTCGTGGCAAGAGGCGCATAAGGTGACAAGGCAGTCCAGATGTTCGAGTTCATGACCGACTATGGACATTCCGTTCACCTTATAGCGCATATGATGTACTTCCAGCGGATAGAGGGCGTTACAATGCCGGCATTTGTGTCCGTCCCTGATACGTATTTCCCTTGCAACCTTCTCCCAATATGGATTCCGTGTCAGGGAGAGCGCATACGCCGACTTGCGTCCCTTCTTATGCCGTAGCCTGCTCATCAGTTTTCTTCTTCGTCAGAATCAACACATCCCAATGCATCGTTCAGATCATCTTCATTACCTAGCTCGTCGTCGCTGTCATCCGGAATCATGTCATGTTCGTTGTCAAAATCATCATCGTCAGGTTTCTCCACTGCCGGAAAATCCAGTCCGAACAGTTCCATCATGGCTGTGCGGTTTCTATCCTCCTGCGCCCACAGGGAAGATTTGTCGTAAGATGAAATCTTTTCAGCCTTGACCAGCAGAACACGGCCGTTTATTACCGAATAGAAAAGGTAGTAGCCGTTCAGGGCTATACGGAATGTCTTGGTTGGCGGCAGCTTCTTTTCCTTTGTGCCTTCCGTCACCTTGGCGGCATAATCCTTGATCTGTCTGCTAACCGAATTAAGAGCCTCCTCAGCGTTCGCCTTCAGTCGTTTGGCCTCTTCCTTTGCACTCAGCAGTTCTGCCTCGGCACTTGGCAGTTCTTTCTCTACGAGCTCACAATACTTCTTTCTGATCTCGTCTTTTTCAAAATTATCCATATATCTCATTGCCAGTTCATTCTCCGGGAACATGACATTGAAATGCTCGTTGACAGCCTTGATGATCTCCTTCTCGTTTTCAGCATTTCCGAATGTCAGTTCAAGAGGGAATGTGTCTTTTACAACTTCCGGCAGGACAAACTGCAGTTCCTCCGGTTCATAATCGTTTGTAATCATAATTATATTTTAATTTGTTATTATTAATATCTGCCTTCATACTCGGCTACAAAGGCGGAATAGTACTTATCGGTAGGCAAGGGGAGTATGATGCCAAAATCATTGTTGACATCAGCCTTCACGCTTTCCATGAAGTTTGTCATTTCCAAGGTATTCAGCTTGCTTGTGCCACGGGATATGGTTTCGGTCTTTCCACCTATGGTCACCTGTTTGCTCAGAAATTTCTTGCAGTAGAGATCATGTATGTCCTGCACACCGTCAGCGGTGCTCCAATATTCCTCTCCTGTGTATTCCCTGAAACAGGCCCCGATACATCGGAACCATTGCCACATGAGGGCATTCTGGTTGAGGGTACGGGGCTTGGTCTTGCGTTTGATGGTGAGGGTATATTCCCCATTTCTCAGCAGGCTTAGCATGAACTCAAACGGTTTGTCAAGAGTTGCTTTACCGTCTTTCTTTATAATAGTGGCTTCCATCAGCAGGGCAACTCATCATCGGAACTGGCATGTTGTGTCTGCTGCTTGACAGTTACCATCTCCATGCTTTCTGCAAATATCTCAACGACAGTATGCCTGACACCGTTCTTGTCTTCAAACGACCGGCTTCTGATTTCGCCTTCGACATATACCTTATCCCCTTTATGAAGATACTTCTTGGCTGTTTCGGCAATACCACGCCATACTACGATATTATGCCATTCGGTACGTTCGGGAATTTGTGTGCCATTTGGCAAAGTCTGTGCGCGCTTGGTCGTGGCAAGAGAGAACTGGCCGACGGCGACACCGCCCTCAAGATATCTGACATCGGGATCCTTTCCGAGATGTCCTAACAGGATTGCTTTATTCACACTCATTTTCTTTCTCCTTTCTTATGGTTATACGAATAGATGCTTTCTTTTCGACAGATTTCAGATACTTTGAATACAAATCCGGATAGTCAGTCTGGAATGCCTTGGTGTCGAATGACTTGCCTGTTGTGGCGGGAGTGACGGAAGCACGCAGTCGTCCGGCATCCCATACATTCACCCCATTCTCTATCATGGCGTTTTTCAGTCCTTCCTTCATCTGTTCGCTTTGTTCCTTGGCAAAATCCAGCTCTTCCTGGATATCAATAAGCATCTGTACAGCCGCCGCAGTCATCAACTGCAGGTTTCCGGCAGGTGCTATTTCTGTGGAAAGGTATTTCTCACCCTTCACTTCGCATTCCATGAGGCGCATTACTTCTTCATCAGACCTGCGCTCAACAGGAATAAGCTCGGACTTGTCTCCACGGAGCCAGACCCCGTACAGGTTTCTGACTTTCAGTCCGGGATTCTGCCTCTCAAAGAGGTATGCGTATATGGACAACTGCCAGCTAAGGAATTCTTTGTCTATCCGGTAAGTGGTCTTGATATCCGCCAGGCTGATCTCACCTTCCTTTTCCCATACACAGTCGATGTTGGATGCGAAGTACTCCTCATCGGATACTGTGTATTCGTTGGCCAGCGCGTCATATCCGGCATTCATGCGCTCACGTAAATAGTTCTCCGCCTCGATACTTTCAGGTTCGAACCCTGTCGAGTCCACAAACTCGCATTGTGAATGGATACGGCTGCCCTTGTTGGCCGCACGCCTCATCACATGGTCGGGAACGCCTTTGTACTTGTCGGGAAACAACTGCCGGCTGATCATACCGGTAATTCCCCGGAGCTGTTTCTCTCCAAGAAAATAGGTGTGGTTCTCTTCATTGAAAACCACAGGGGACTTTACTAATTTTATCATTTCTTTTCAGGATATTTTTTGCCCATTTCAATACAGGCGTTACGAAACTCGTTATTGTTCTGCATGACTGTGTATCTTTTCCAGACAGACAGGACCTGCGTCCGTGACTTGCAGGCATTCATCTCATCAACTGCCTGTTTCAGTTGCGCACCGGTAAAAGCGGCAGGAGTCTGTGCCGGATTTTTAGGCACGGTTCTGGCAGGTGCCTGTTCTTTCACTTTCTCTTTCACTTCACCGAAAACATATCTTACGTCACCTCTGCCGTCAACAATCACCAGTTTGGAGATTTCACGCTGCTGGTTGTATTCAATCGACTGTACGTTGAACTTGGTATTTGTTCCAAAACTCTTGGAGCCATTGTAGCCGGTTTTTTCATATACTTCCGAGGAATCCAACGTTATCCAGATGAAGGGAGCCGTGTAAAGCTCACGACCGATTCCCCAGTTGAAAGCGGCGCGTTTGAAGGCATCGGACGCCTGTCCTTTCTCCTTCTCGGTATTGGACTCCGTACCCACATCCTGTTTGTTTACCCATACGCCTTTATCAGCGTCCCAGACAGATATCGTGCAGAACAGGTTTCCGTTTATTAGTTCGTGGCTACGCTGCCAGTTGTTTGGACCATAGACCTCATCCAGCATACGCATATCAACACGGGCATCTTTATAGAGCAGGAGGGAACAGCCGTTCTGCTTCATCGTGCCGACTCTGCATTCAATCTCGGAAGCCAATAATGTTCTGATTTGACTTCCTTGTGCTTTTTCTTCTTTTTTAGCAGCCATAATTTAATTTTATTGGTTTGACTTTTAGTTGTTTATATCTATAAAGTTATCTTTTATTGACAAGTTTGGCAAACAGAATCTTCGCCATTTTATCGCCATTTTCCCAAAGAATTAGGAGAATGGAAAAGCCAAAGAATACAATTTTACTCTCCAGCTTCCCGTTCCTGATGATGAACTTGGATAGCAACCCCGAAGAGGGATTCTTTGGGGTATATAATACAATCAGCCAATATGCTGATACAATTTATAATTCTAATAGCATGTTTGTAAACCGGTAAAAAGGTGCACTATCTTCACAGACCATGCACCGAAATCACAAACATAAAATAAATGCGACAAAACTACTAGTCAGGCCTTCACAGGTTCATGGTGGAGAAACCCGGATTCGAACCGGGATGAGTTGCCAGGTCCGCCACATCCAAGGTTGGCCGTCCTGTCATCTAATGGTGCGTCTGCCTATTCCGCCATTTCTCCGTTTTGCCACCGTACCGCTGTACGGTGGACTTTTCTCATCTTAATCTATTATTATGAAAAATACAATTATCCTCACGGACGTCACGCATGAGGGTATCGAACCCTCCCCGACGAAGATCAGTCTTCCGAACTCTTGGGAAACCCGGTTGTTTTATGCGTGTTATAGCCACCCCATCCCGTGAGGTGGCCCACATTAAGTTTCATTTATGTGATTCGAAATTCACCCTCACGGGCTTTGTTCCCGGATAGTCGGTCATGACACACCGGGATAAATGAAGATATAGAATATAACATATAAAAGAGGGCTTCCACCTCACGCTGTCCTTTCCAGCGGCTTTGGGTTAAATTATTATCTAACAAATTGTTCTCTGCTTCACTGCCTTGAAGTCTCTAACATGGCTACGTTTATACGGGTAGGTACGGCTCCCGCTCTTCAGGTAAAAATATGCAATTGCATCGTGGACGATACGGGACTTGAACCCGCGACCCTCAGCTTGGGAAGCTGATGCTCTGCCTCTGAGCTAATCGTCCATGCGCCCGGACACTTCCGGGCTTGATTGATTAATTAGTATTCAATATGATTGAAAGGTTCACCCTCACGGGCTACTGGTGCGGACGGGCGGACTCGAACCGCCGACCTCACGGAAAACCATGCGCTCTGCCTGACTGAGCTACATCCGCTTTGCCCGGACGCTTCCGGGCTGATAACAAGCAACCAGGATCAATCCTCACGGATCAACTTCTTTATATACCTGACCATATAACCGGGCATCATTCTTTCCCAAAGGAAAGCTGTACATATTGAATATACCAGCCCGATCACATTCAGATAAGTTATATGACCTTCATTATCCAGAGTGAAAGTCATCAGAGTGGGAACAGCCAGCAGGCTGATCCACATAATGAATAGTATTTTTTTCATTCTTGTTTCTTTTTTCCGGTTTTTCCAGTCTTTCTCATATTCCTGCAATGCATTAGTACTTGTGCGGCATTGCAGAACCATTTTCCGTTCTGCGAGTTTCTCGGCTTGACAGCCTCTATCTTGCCTGATTCGATCAGACGTTCCAGTTTTTTCTTTCCGCCTACTATTGCGGCTGCCTTTGTCTGTCCGAAATATTCTCCGGACATCACACGCATGATGTTATCCAGAAGGATATCAGCGGTATTGTCCATAAGCATAGTTGTCCTTACCTTGTTGTTGCATAGAAAAATCATATCACTGGGTTCTGGTTACTGTCACCGTTTTCTTTTCGATATTGGTTTTCGCGGACCATTTGTATCCGTTCGCACGTTCCACAGCCAGATTGGCACCATAAATCGTGCTGCCGATTGATCTGGCCTGACTTAAAGGGAATACCTCACATTCACCGACCGCCATTTTGCGGAGTGTCGGAACGATTTCTTTTTTTTCTGTTGTTTCTGTCATGATTGAAAAAAATTATAGTAATAGTTCTCCCGAGCCGATTCGGTCGGCGGCATCACGCCTTTTTCGGGAGATTTACTTAACTTTGTGGTGTCTAATCAAAAAATTAAGTGGTTGTGGAAAAATACCTGGAACTGGTCGAACATTATTCTTTGGGTTTATATTCAATTAGAATAACTCAGGTTCCATTTCTCCTCTGTTTTCCTGTTGCAATTCTCTGCATAGACAAGGTTCAGGGGTAAAGTCACTTGAATTGATGATATCAACCTCATATCCTTTTTGTACATATTTACACATATCTTTTTGCAATCCTGCATCAGAATAGCAGTAAGGCAGGACACATCCGGCAACAATGCTGCCACACTTACATCTGATAATTTGAGTTCTCCCAATTCTTTTCATTTTTATTAATTAAAAGGGCACGCCTTCATCGAGAAGTTAAAACGTCACTTAAAACTTTTATGGAAAAAGATGGAAGACGTGCCCGGATTTATATTACTTTTGTGGTGTCACTTAAAATTTTAATATCATGGAAATAAAAGATTTGGCAGGTCTTTCAGAGCCTCTCTGTAAACTTATTGACACTTTTCAAAATGGTTGCTCATTCTTATTCAAACCATTACAAATTAAACGGATTGCTTCTGTTTCATCTGAGGTAACCTCTATGGAAAACAATGTGGATTTAAAAAAACGATTAAAAGAAGCTTTACTTGAAGATACTATTAACGCAACACATTCCATCAGAGAAAAACGTCAATTTGAGAATGTAGCAAGCATTTATGCAAGTGCAGCCCAGGAACTCCAAATGATAGACCATGTTGATGACACTCCAGTTGATCCGGATTGGTGCACTCGTTTTTTTGATTATTCCAAAGATGTTTCAAATGAAGATGCACAAATTATCTGGGCTAAAATATTAGCTGGAGAAATTGCACAACCAGGTAGCTTTTACAAAAGGACTTTATCTGTTTTAAGAGACATTGAGGCTTTTGAAGCTAAGTGGTTTGCAGATATGTGTCAATTTGTAATCTGCAATAGTATAGTAGAGATGTCTTTATTGAAATATTACCCGTATAGTCAAATTCAGTCGTTAATGGATTGTGGATTGTTGAACAGTGTTGCATGTGAATCAAGCTTAACAGAAAAGGCAACAGAGATCAATGGTAAAAGTCATTCACTAAAAATAATCTCCTCACAAATAGATTTAACCATGATACGCTTTCGTGATGTTTTTCGTTTAACAGATGCTGGCACACAACTTTACAATATTACCCAAGTTCAAACACATAAAAGCTACATGATAGGATTAAAGGAACAACTCGAAATAAAATATGGCTTAGTGTTAGAACTTGTTCAAATCTCGCAATGATCAATAAGGCAGATAACTTTGTGGTGTGTAATCCTTTCCACTTCCACTATAATCTCTTCATCTGAAACCATAGCCGGTTGCTTGGGATACTCCACTCTAAACCTGATAATGATAGTGGCATACAGCTTGAAAAAATACATCCATGAATAGCTGTATGTCACTATCATTGGTCTGTTAAAACAAATTCCTTTCATCGTTTTATTGGTCTCACATCGAAATCAGACAAAACCAATTTGAAAGAAACATCATCATACTCTTTCACCAAATATGAGTAGATATACTCAACATGAAAATTGCCATCAGGACTTCTGCCTTCCATATGAAACTCGATATTATCATCAAGCTTTAGCATATCCGATTTCTTAAGAGCAATCTCGTTTTTCATCAGATGATAATAGGAAGTACAACCTCTGATTTCTCTAGCATCCACATTAAAGTTTTCAATGAGGAATCTTTCAAGACTCTCATTCTTAATTATTAAAACATTTGTCTCCATATTATTTATATTTAAAATGCTGCTAATTTAGAAGTGACGGGCGGATTTGAACCGCCGACCTCATGGGAACCATGCGCTCTGCCTGACTGAGCTACATCACCTGTTATATATCGTAAATTGAAATCCATGTTTCAACGGCCCTTACAGGTCTAGCTGATTATTTTTACAACGACACGAGTCTGACCCTTACTCACAGCATTATGTCGTTGGCAGATTATGCTTACTCCCGTAGTCCGGTTTGTGCAGGAGGAAATCTGCGAACTCCTAAATTCCAAGATGTCAAAGAACTCTTCTCTGTGTGTTCCCGGTCGCCCACCCAAGAGCATACCGGGTGGCGGTTGCCCGCCGGTGGTTTGGTTTGACTTCGGTGAGGTTACGGCTTCTGTACAAGAGAATCTTTCAAGATGCCTGCTGTAATTGCTATGGATTCAAGGGCAGCCTCAAGAACTTTGCATCTTTTTTCTGCCTCAGTCCAGAATTTTGCATTCTGGTCGCTTTGAAATTTCAGCTCCTTGTTTTGGGCTTCAAGTTCTTCAATTCGTTTTCTTAATTCTTCTTCCATGATGATTGATATTTGATTGGTATGATTGAATTATCTGGTTGCATATCCATTGGCCATGTCACCTGTCGGGTTGGCGTACAGGCTTTTCATCGTGAGTTCTGATTTTGGCAGGCGGGGCTTGATGTTCTGTGAGTAGTTATAGTCTTCCATGGCAAGAATGGCGTCTATCCAAGCTTGTCGTAAGGCTGATTTCAAAGTATATCCCTTATAAACTTTCATGAACGCCCATGCCCTCTGCATGATGGCTTTGCGGTTATATTTGCCATCCACAACTAACCTATAGTCGCGTTTTCTTGCGCAACTTTTATTACTATTCGATTGGATATGTGAACTATTATTCATATATTTGTTTATTGATTGATTGGTATTGCAAAGGTATTCTCATTTGAGAGTATTTACAAATTATTGAACTTAAATATTCTCTCGTTTGAGAGTATTTAACTTTTGATTACATTGGTATGATTGAAAGAATTAAAACTATTATTGCTCATTATGATCTGAGTATTAGAGCTTTTGCTATTAAATGTGGATTAAAAGACAATACTCTCACAAACCAGTTAAATGGTGTTAGGGAACTCAGTTTGGCAACTGTAAATGCTATATTATCCACTTTTGAAGATATTTCCTCAGAATGGTTGTTGCGCGGGAAAGGAACTATGTTACTTTCGGATGTAGAGCATGAACGGAATATCATACCTGACTCTAACATGGAACGGATGAACCGACTTGTAGATACAATTGCGACTCTACAAGGTGCACTCAACGAGAAAGATAAAACAATAAAGTTGCTTGAAGAAAAGGTAAAGCGCTTGGAAACTGAGTTGGCAATGATTAAGAATGAACGAAAAATCGGATGATATGGGCAGTTGAAAATAATACTTTTGATTAAAATAGCGCTCGTAATCGCATAATCGTATTATTATGTTATTTCTCTTTACTATTATAATAAGTGTCATATTATAGCTTTACATTGTATTGCGGTATCATATCATCAGATACCTGAAAAGATAGATGGTTACTACAAAACATGTCACAGGATATCTAGAAGGTCATTGAAGAAGAAATGATAAAAAGTGAATATACTATTAAATCTAGATTTTAATATTATGAAAAAAATTAGAACAGCATCAGTGCGTGCCACTACAGCGGAAATAGAAGCAGAACAAAATGAAAAACGACAAAGAAATAATAGTCCAAGGCTAACTATAGTCAAAATTGTTCTTACACATCAGACTGAAAGCAATTTTACATTTAAAAACGCAGTTTGTGAGCAATATAATATAGAAAACACAACTGATGATAGGGATGTCTTCGAAATGTATGCGAAAAATTTCTATAAGATTTTAGATAAAGATGAATTTATTGTTCCAGACAAAGGGAAAAAGAAGGGTATATCCGTTAAATTAGCCAAATCAGGCTTGGTTAAACATAATGACCAAATAACATTAACTCCAGAGGAGGCTGCAAACAAACTTGAAGTCCATTCTTCGAAGAATATATTAGAAGGTATTGTTATTGGTGGAATATATGGACGGCCAAGAAATGCAAGACAGTTAAAAAAATAGAAATAAGAAGAAAGATGTTAATAGGGATGATGTCATAACAGACGATTATTATGTTATGATATATTTACCTATGGATAATAATATTGGATTTCTTCTATTGCAATATTATCCAGATATAACAATTAAAGATGAAATAACTAAATTCATCCGAAAAACATTACGTCGAAGTAGGGCTAAATATGATATAGCGTTCTCATATTATTGTAGTAAGGAAATGAGTGAGCAATTCTCTTCAAATAGCATTTTGGATCATTTAACTTTAACAAATCCATTTATTAATGGAGATGCGATAAACGATAAAGAGGATGTAGAAAATAAGCAAGTAAATGATATTATTCTTAAAGTAGAAGTGGCATCTCCATCTGATAAACCTGTTCCTTATTCACAAATTCAGGGTTTTATAAAAAAAGTTGCAAATGTTATACTTAATAATAAAGCTGCCAAAGATTATCAGATGCAAACCGCCACAATAAGGAATCAAGTTACAGGGCTGACTACTACATTTGATATTGATGGAGAACTAAAAATACGTCCAACAACATATCTTTATAAAAAAATAAATGTAAATGAGGATGGAATTCCTAACTTTGCAGAACTTAAAGAATATTGTTTCAATGAGTTAGAGAATATAAGATCCGAAACATTAGCTGGATATAAAGACAATGAAACAAAAGAGTAGATTATGGATTTGGATAATAAAGCAAATCCCGATTAATTACATATTCGGGATTGTTGAAGATGCTCATAAATGGCAAAAGCAAAGTCTTTTGCATGAATTGGAGGATGGTAAATCTAAAAAAAGAAATTACTTTAGAGTCCTTAAATTTGCATCTTTGGTTATTGCAATAATCTTAACGGTATTTGTTAGTACGGGCATTAATAAAGATTTTGCAGGCTATATAATATCAGCATTGTCTATTTTTATAGGTTTAAATATTAGCCTTATTATTATGCTTTTTGATAAGTTTAATTCTACTAATTTTGATACTAATAATAAAACATATAAAGATAAAGTGAAATTACTGAAACATCGTAATTTTTTTATGCAATTTACATCTCTAACGGCATATTCCATAATATTATCTTTAGTATTAATTGTGTTGTTATCAATATGCTTCAGTCAACATTTTACTTCATCTATATCAATATCTGAGAAGATTGCATATGTTTGGGAAATGATGAAAACAGATTGGACTCCTGGGTGGTCATGGAAAATTTTTATGTTTGCGTTGTGGCAAGCAACAATATTAGTAATAAGATGCTTTACTTATTATTTACTTTTTTATTTCATTATTATCTTATTCTATTCTGTTGGTAGTGCGTATGCATATATCTCTCAAGAGTATGAAAATAAAAAGATTGAATTGTACAAAGATAGGAAATTCTGATAGTTTTTGTAAAATTATAAGTTGCAAAAGATACCTTACAAAGAATTCAGTTCAATATATAACTACCTTGTCATTATAACAGTTTAGATATTCTATTATGTGATTTCTAATGGATTGGTGGAAAGTTTGAATAAGGGATGATAAAGGATGGATTTAAAGTGAGTAAATAGAATTCTAACAAACATTTTTATTATATCCCTTGTGAATATTGGTTCTTATTTATATATTTGTTGATTAATTAGTATGGTATGATAATCAAGTGAATAAGAATAAAATCTTGATTTATTGAGATAAAAAGGCGATGAAAAGTAAAAAAAGAAAAGAAAGTATGAATCCTTCTGCAGTTGTTCCAAAAGAAAATGAACGTAACAAGCAGCGGGTAAATCCTTCCAAAGAGGATGTAATACTAGAGAACGTTTCCTCAAATACAACTAGTGAAGATTGTTGTCACACGAAAAACTGTTCACATTATATAGGGAAAAACAGGCTGAGCCTTTATAAAGGTAAATTTTTATTTTCAATAATAGCGTTTACTGTAGCTGTTATTATACTTTTCATTCTGTTTCATGTAAGTTATGTAAATAGTCAAGAGCGTATAGTTTCTATACATCAAAATTTTTGTAAAGATATTGCAGGACGTTTAGAGTCATTGACTGTTGAAAACGACAGTACAGTAGTTCTAGATAAGGTTATTAGTGATTTAATAGCTGAAAATCAAAAAAACACTCTATCTTTGTTGGAGTTGCAATATAACAAATTACAAAGCGATTTCGCAATATTATCTCTTTGGGCAGGCGTATTGATGATTGTTTTTCTCATTTTTTCTATTTATTCAATATTCAAAGTGGATGAGATGCAAAAACAAGGAAGGGATTACCTTTTAAAAATAGAAGAGATATCCTCTAGTGCTAATGAAGTCTCTGAGAAATTGACACAACAATCTCAAGAAAAGATTGAAAATTTAGATAAAATGGCACAAGAGGAAATGGAAAAGCTCTCTGCAGAATATGCAAAACAATTAAGTGAACTGAAAGAAGAGATCTTTAAGATTCAAAATAGTTTCCAAGGAATAGTGAAAGAGAAAGCGTCGGATTTCGAAAAAACAATTTCAACATATAGGGAGGAACTCAAACAAAATGCTATAAAGAATGAACAAATGCTAGTTCAAATTGTAGAAGCAATAAAGAATTCAGGTGCAAGTAGTAGTAACAAAGAACAGAAAGGCTAAGATTATGTGTTCTATAGATATCCTAGAATCAATGGTAAGCATAAGCTCTATCATAAATAAGTTATCATTAGATAGATTCGAGCTGTTCAATAAGAATAACCTTATGCTTTTAGGGAAAGTTGAGTTTGCGTCATCTGAAGGAAAAGAAAAACATGATGTTAAATTATCAGAACCGGATGATGATATATATAATAGTGTAAAAGATGTTTTTCTAAAAATTATATCATTAACTTCAAAGGATGACAGTCCGGCCATAAGAGAAAGTGTACATAAATATTTATCTTTATTGGGTAATGTTATTTCTGGTTTTCCGGGATATAAAAAATCCTTTTTGGATAAGGAAACACAAGAAATGATAACAGAGGCTATAGAAAGGGCTAAAAACAATAAAGATGAGAATCTGAGAATTGATATTATTAGATGTAAAAATATTATATATAAAGAATCATGAAAACGTACGTATTCACATATGCCACTTCGTTAGGTAGTAATGAGGAAGTTAAGATATTGCTTGATTCCATAAATCAGATCAAGGATTGGCGTTATGATTCTATGAATGCCTTTTTCTTAAAATCTAGTTCTGCAGCAGAGGAATTAGCTGATATGATAATTTCTCAAAAGCCCAATGTGCGTTTTTTCATAACAGAAATAACCTCTAACAGACAAGGTTGGTTGCCGAATGAAGCGTGGGAATTTCTAAAGGAACAAGATTGATTATATTTCTTGATAAAGTATAGGCTGGCCATTCTTGTGCCTTGCATTGGACATATTTACAAAGTATTAGAATAAGCCCTCATTTCTGAGGGCTTTAAAGCATCCAGATTCAACATCACAATCATTCATCATCACAACTTGGACACTCTACATGCAATTACTAATGGTCAGATGAAAAGTTTGATTGGTAAATAAAAAAAATGAACGGTAAAATTGTGCGACAATTATAAGAATAATGGATTAATTTTTAACTTTTATGATATGAAAAGGCAGGATAGTACATAAATAATTACATTTCCGTGCTCTTGTCGGAAGGCAAAAAGCACTACTAATAACTTGTTGATATTTAAAAAGATAGGCTTAAAATTTGCAGACATGTCTAGTTTAGTTTTTGTGTTGTAAGTGCTCCCATCGTAAGCGAACGAATGGGAGCACGTTTTTTAGACACCTGCAGGGGAGAAGTGTTCTGTTTCTGCAACAAATCCGGAGGTTGGTTTGTTAATTATGGCATAAATAGAAACAATTCTCCTTATGAAAAGAATAATCCCCATACTGATTGCTATACTTGTCTGTTTTGGTGTAGGCTGTACTGCT